CGAAAAAAAACATAATTGATTTTATAATCAAAAAAACGGCTTAGGACATCAGATTTTAAGCCGTTTCTACGAAAATATAATCACTATTTTTATTTGAATATTAGCCATAGAATAAAAGATAAAAAAATCGAATCAAAATTTATTGCGAAGAAAGGAGTAGCAAAAATGAAGTTCAGAACATTCAAATATAACATCATTAGGGCAATCAAAGTTATAAATCATGCTGTCAATGCAGAAACAATGAAGATGTTGGGCGGTATTCTGATAGATGCCAATGCACCGAATATGGTGGAATTGACAGCATATTCAAATGACATAAAAATCAAATATTATGTTCGTGCAGACGTTGAGCAGAAAGGGACGGTTGTATGTAACCCAAAGTATTTGATGAACATTTCAAAAGGTGAAAATATGGAGGTTATAATATCAACCGACAAAGACAATGTCATTGAAATGAAAATCGGAACATACAAGCAGAAATGGCAAGGAACAGTTGCGGAAAATTATCCGAAAATATCAATGCCGGAATGCAATAATGAATTGATGTTAGAACAGGAACGGTTTAGAGAAATTTTAACTAAAACTGTGCCGTTTGCAGCACCGACAGTCGGATACAGACCGCAGTATAACGGCGTGTTATTTGACATAAAAAACGAAACATTACACAATGTTTCAACTGACGGAAAACGAATGGCACATATAACTACACCTGTTGGCACATATGAAAATATGTCGTTTGTAATAACGCTTCCTGCGGCAAAGGAACTGTGTCGTATTGAAAGTGAAAATCCGCTGTTGCGTATTATTGTTGATAATACAAATATGCGGTTGTTGTTAGATTACAGTGAATTTATAGTTGTCGCCAGTACATTTAATGAAAATGGTTATGTCAAATATGACAATATGATGAATCGTGAATCGGATATAACTGCAACGGTAAAACGTGCAGAGTTTATGCAGATGATTGAACGCGGTAAATTCGTTTCGGAACAGGGTAAAACAAAAGTTCCGGTAACGTTGGAATTGAAAGATGATGTTTTGAAATGCAATGGCAGAAATCTTCGTTGCCAGCTAAAAGATGAAATAGATGCCGATATAGCCGGCAATATTAAAATCGGTTTCAATGCTGATTTTTTAATGGATATGATAAAAACAATACGGTCCGACAATGTTTTGGAATTGAAATCGCAGAAAGACGCATTGATAATAAAAGACGGTGATACAGAATTGTTGTTGTTGCCGGTGATAGTGTGAAAGGGGACAGTAAAATGCGAAAACGATATTGTAGTATGTGTGGTCGTTTGATGGACGAACACATTGACGAAAACACAGGAAAACCGTTCGATATTCAGTTATGTTCCGGTGTATGTATAGGTGCTGCATGGCGAAATGTTACGGAATCAATTAAAAATGGTGTTAAGCCAACATGGGCTGTTGCAAAGGTGCAAAGAAAGAGCAAAGCAATGGAATATCATAATCAGATAGTGAAGTTGACAAATGAAAAGTTTACGCAAAAACAAATTGCCGAGGCATTAGGAATATCTCACGGCACAGTTTATTCATCGTTGAAACAATACGGAAGGGAGTTAATTTAAGATGATAGGAAGAAGAATAAAAGAATTAAGAACAGAAAACGGATTGACGCAACAAGAATTGGCAAAAATTTTAAATGTGTCAAGTATGTCTATTTCGTTTTATGAAAATGAGCAAAGAAAACCGGATAGCGAGTTTATTATTGCGTGTTCGAGGTTTTTTGATGTTTCAACTGATTATTTGTTAGGAAAAACGTATAAAAGGAGAATACCGAGAGAAGAAAGGTTTGGAGCGTTCAGTAAAAGATTGAAACATGTAAGAGAACTAAAAGGTATATCACAAAGACAAGCGGCAGAAGATTTAAACATAAGTCCACAAAATCTATCGTATTACGAAAACGGTCGTGATGCTGGATATGGTTTACTTGTTCGTATGGCTCGATACTATGATGTTACAGTTGAGTATTTAATCGGTGCGTCACCTGTCATGCAACGAGAAAATGTAGATATTAACAAAGATATTGGATTAAACGATAAAACAATTAACTTATTACGGCAACGTAATAAGTTTGGATATAGTTACGCAGCAGATATTGTAAACGAAATCGTGAGAACAGAGTATTTTCAAAGACTTGTCACCATATTTAGTGAAGACAATGAAAGCAAAGAGGGAGATACACCACAGCAAAAAGAATTAAACGAACAAATAGTCAAAGTATACGGAGGCGCTTTTTTCATACGAAAGCGTGACTGGGAAATAGAACGATGTATAAATGGTATTGCAAGAGAATTAAGAAAGCATGAAATTTATCCGGTAGATGATTGTGAAAGGTCAATGGAGGAATAAAATTTGAAAAAGCATAAAATAAATATATCCAAGATGATTTTCAAATCGTGGGACAAGCACACTGAAACATGGTGTCGGATAGCATTTATGCTGATGATACCATCAGCACTGAGTAGAGTGTTTGCAACAATATGTATTATATTCGGCTTTGTGCTATTAGAAAAGGATATGAAGAATATTGGCATTTAGATAATGCAGATAAAGAAAAATATCATGAACTTATGGCTTTGCTGATGGCACTTAATAATGATGATTTTTGGGGAGGACAAGAAGATGAAAAATAAAAATTTTATTACACCACCAATGAGAAAGCCTACGGGTGAAACGGGAAAAACAGTAGCAAAACGCAAAGATAGTTGGTTTGAGGTAAAATTGAAAGACGGTGAACATCTTTCTTTCAACTATCGTTGTAATACTGTCGAACATGTAGCGGATTTAGTTATATTAAAAGAATGTAATCAGGGAAAAGAAGAAGTATTAACAATTATTCCAAAAGATAATATACTTTATATTTATTAACGCAGGAGGAAAAGTAATGCAAGTAGAGTTGAAAGTGAACGATAAAAGCGTTCAAGCTGAAATCAGCGAGGAACAGCTAAAAAAAATGGGATTATTTGAGCAGCTGAAAGAGTTGGGACTGGTTGAGGATAAACCTAAAACAGGATATGAGAGGGTTGAAAAGGGTAGCACGTATTTTTATAATTATTCGTCAGACGACACGGATAATGATATAGACAAAAAAGATATGGTGGACCAAGAATATTACAATAACGCTAACTATTATAGCGACAAGATGATTGCCGAGAACAACGCTCGTGCAGACAGATTACTCCGTCAACTAAGACAATGGCAGGCGTTAAACGACAAGTCTATTTCGGTAGAAGATTGGAAAGATAACGGCAAAAACAAGTGGTGTATCATATACGGTTATGGTCTTGAAAAATTGTATGTAGACTATTTTCATTGTATCCGATTGCATAATGTGATATATTTCACTACAAGAGAAAAAGCGGAGGAAGCCATCGAAGTATTCAGAGATGAATTGATATGGTATTTCGTTGAATACCAACAACGCCTTGACGAAGAATAAGCAATAAGCGAAACGGGGGAGTGAAAGCATGACGACAAAAGAATGGTTACAGAGAGGAATTGAGATTGAAGAAGAAATTGCTGATTTGCAGGCGGTTAATCCGGTTGTATTTTTGGACGAAATAAATGTAGCAGTTTATGAACAAAACATCAAAAACAGAATTGGCGAATTGTACAAAATAAAAAATGAAATTCTTCAAACTGTGAATCAAGTCGAAAGTGCTACACTCCGAAGACTGTTGATTAAGAGGTATATTCAAAATTTAACGTGGGAAAAGATTGCAGAACAGCTAAACTATTCATACAAACACGTTGTACATATTCTTCATCCCAAGGCACTGTCTGCAATCAAAAGAGTTTTAGAAAAAGATTAAGCCGGATTTTATTCCGGCTTTTTTTGTATGCGGAATTTTATAAAAATCCATAAAACCGTCATTATGTAATAGAATGTAACATTGATCCTGTGGTAGTATATGAATCGAAGGGTGAACTGCCGTGAGGCAGTGGGAAAAAATATCTCAAAGTAAAAGAGGGGAATAGAGATATTAAGATAGGCATAGACACGCTTGAAGTATTCAGCGTACCATGTTTATGCTGATTATACGGAATGTATATGTTAATGCATATACATTCTGTTTTTTATTTTTGGATAAAGAAAGGGACATAATTATGGAGCTATTGCAATTAGTTGAAAAATTCAAGGACGTTTTCAGCATAGAAAAAATTGAAGATGTTGTTGATGAATTAAAATCAACATTGTTAAATGCCGAAAATTGTCGAAAGCTATGCGAAGATTGGATTTTAATATGTCCCGATTTAACAATAGATTATATGCAAATGATATTTCAATATTATTTTGCCGACCGCAAGGAAAAAATGCAAGACTACACACCGAAAAGCCTTGCGGTAGCGGTTGCAGAGTTATCAAAAACCAAAGATGAAAAAATTTGTTTAGATTTGTGTGCGGGAAGTGGAGCATTGACAATCCAAAAATGGAACGAGAATAACGATTTAAAATTTATATGCAAAGAATATGATAGTCGTGTTATTCCGTTTTTGTTGTTTAATTTGGCAATTAGAAATATTGACGCCGAAGTTATCCATTGTGATGTATTGTCAGATGAAAATTTCAAAACATACAGGACGCAAAAGGGTGATAGATTTGCAACGGTTAAAGAAGTAGATAAGAGTGAATTTAAAGCTGATTGTTGTATATCAAATCCGCCGTACAATATGAAATGGGAACAGCCGGTATTTGCACAATTACAGAATAGATTTTCACAGTGCGAAGTACCGCCGGAAAGTAATGCGAATTATGCGTTTATATTGACTGCGTTAGATGAAATTAATGGCAAGGCAAGTTTTATATTGCCGAATGGCGTGTTAAGCACTGACAATCAAAAGGAAAAGCAAATAAGACAGTATTTAGTCGAAATGAATTTCATAGAAAGTATAATTGTATGTCCGGATAAAATGTTTGAAGTTACGTCAATACCAACGTGTATTATAACATTTAATAAAAATAAACAGCATTCGACAGTAGAAATGATTGACCTACGGCAGAGGTATGAAACAGAACAGCGAATGCAAAATGGGCAGTTTGGCGGCAAAAGTCACACTAACAGGATATACGCAAAAGAAGTCAAGGTTATATCCGAAAGTCAGATACAAGATGTATTGATACAGATTGAACAGTACGGAAACATTGCGGGTTACTGCAAGGCAGTAAGCATTGAAGAAATCAAAAAAAATGATTATGTATTGACACCGAGCCGATACATAGAATTTGAAAATATAGAAAATGCACATAGACCGTACAACGAAATAGTTGCGGATATTAACAGAATTGTAACTGAAAAAAACAACTGCAAGCTAACCATCAATGAAACAATCGCCAAGTCTTTAGGATTTGACATTGAGCTGTTTAAGCAGGACAACAGTACAAATAATGATTTTTCAAAATTGACAGAAAAAATATGTGGCGAAAAGATTGTTAAAAACGATTATTTCAAAACAACTAAGAACAAAAATGAAATAATATTTGCAAACAACAACAAAGAAAACATTTCAAGTATTCTTATGATGATATTTAATACTTGGAAACAACACATATATTATCTAAATTTTGAAGAAAACAGATATTTAGCAGAACTTCGGGACGCACTGTTGCCGGAGCTGATGAGTGGCAAGATTGATGTAAGCAATATATAAACGGTAGAAAGGATAAAACTATGTTTGAAAAAATAAAAAAATATTTGCGAAAAAAGAAGTTTGAATATAAACGCAGAAAATTCTGCACTGAATGGAACAGACGAAACAGAAAATGGCGTGAATGTCGTCACAAACGTAGAATGTTTGAAAGAGATCTGCGTAGGTGGCTAAGAGAATACGAAGGGTGATTGTATGAATACGGTTGAACCAATTCGTGATAAACGTGATGTATACGCAATCAAAAAATATCTGCGTCAAAAGGATATTAAATATTACATTATGTTCATTACAGGTATTTCATTAGGATTGCGTATTAATGAAATTTTGAAAATGACAGTAGGTGACGTTAAGGGGCGTAATACTGCAACGTTCCGGCAGAGCAAGACCGGAAAGGAAATCACGGTTGCATATAACGATGAGCTGTTGAGAGAATATAAAACCTACTGCGAACACCGTACACCGGAAGAGGCATTAATACCAAATCCAAACAATGAATACAAACCGATAACACGTGACATGGCTTACAAGGTTTTGCGTGAAGCAGCGGACCATGTAGGTATCAGATACAAGGTCGGCACACACACATTACGGAAGACGTGTGGATACCACTACTACAGACAAACACACGATATAGTTACACTGCAAATATGGTTTAATCACCGCAATGCCAGTGATACATTGCGGTATATTGGCGTTACAAAAGACAGTGTATTAACTGCTATGAAAAACTTTAAAATTTAATTTTGTTATACATAAATGTTCAACGTATAA